CCGTTCTTTCCTTAAGGCGCAAGTTGCGCAGGATTTTACGGACATGGGTACCATGCGAATGATCATCTACAACGTTCTACGGAGCGCTAATGGTATCACCGGGCCAGGAGCCACGGTACAGGTCTATGCGTGGGCTGAAGACGTCACACTGGCAGGCCCTAGTGTTGGTCTTGCAATGCAAGCTGATGAATATGGCGTTGGTCCAATTTCAGGTCCAGCTTCCACAGTTGCATCCATTGCTGGTAAGCTAAGGTCCGTGCCCATTTTGGGTAAATTTGCGACAGCTACCGAGATAGGAGCAAAGGCGGTTGCTGGTATAGCCAAACTTTTTGGCTTCACGAATGTGCCTGTTATTGCGGAGACCATGCCCTTTAGGCCTACCGCTTTTCCCCAGTTGGCTTCACCAGAGATAGGATATCCCGTCGAGAAATTGACATTGGATTGCAAAAACGAACTCTCGGTAGATCCGTCCATTTTGGGAATTGAAAGTGTTGATGAATTGGCGATTCAGAATTTTGCTACACGACAGTCTTTCCTCGTATCCACTCCGTGGACAACGGCGACAGCAGTCGACACACCCATTTTCACTACACTGGTTAATGCCAGTATGAATATAGGGGGTGGTAGTAATGGTGCCCTTATTCAGCAAACACCCTTAGGCTTATGCACACAGTTGTTTAAGTCCTGGCGTGGGGATATTATCTTCACGTTCAGGTTTGTGGCTTCGCCTTTCCACAAAGGTCGGGTGCGCATTTCGTACGATCCCTATGCTGCAGGAGTGCAGACGACGGCGGACACAGGTCCAACTACTTTTAATAAGGTCGTTGATTTAGGCTCAGAAACTGAAGTAGATGTGCGTATACCCTATCAGCAAGCTCTAGCGTGGTGTTACACCCAACAGTTGTATGGCACAGCACCATTTTCCATCTCACCAACTCCCACACTGACAATCACTGATACTTTTGATAACGGTATTCTGTCCGTTAAGGTCTTGACCTTACTTACAGCTCCCGTCGCTACATCAACTGTTGAAATGCAAGTCTTTGTACGCGGTGCTGAGAATATTGAATTTGGAAACCCGGTGACCACAACATTTGGCCAGTCACCCTTCTCTATGCAGTCGGAAGAATATTCAGAAAAAAGAGAAGGTTTGCAGATGGATATGGGTAAGAACTCAGGGGATATTGATGTTCAACGCTCTCGCCTGTTTTTTGGTGAGAATGTTCGTTCATTGAGGACTCTCCTACGACGTTCCAATCTCATTGACGTCACAGCGCCAACAACATCCAGCACCAACTTGGGCTATTGGAGGGTGGCGCAAACGCGTTTCCCACCATACTACGGTTACGACCCAGGTGGTATCAACTTCGCAAAAGGCATCACTGCTCCAGCTTTCGACTTCGCATTTAATTATGTGTCTTCAAATCCTTGGAACTTTGTTGCTAATTGCTTTGTTGGGCAACGAGGCTCGATGCACTGGCACTATAATTGGCAAGGACCATCCGTTGTTACTATGCGCGCAACGCGCAACACAAATGGAACTCCTTCAACCACGATGGCTTATGTGGGCGCAGCTTCTGGCAGTATTGCTACGAATGCAAAGAACTTGATATCGAATGTTACTGCTAGCTCAGGAGCTACTGCTTTGGTCAATCAAGTGACTAACGCAGGACTCAGTATCAGTGTCCCCAACTACTCGGTTTTTAAATTCGAGTCTACGGATCCTTTGAATTCGACCCGTCCTACCCCCACAGGAGGTAGATACGATGGTTCCTATTATGAAGGAGTGAACATTGAACTGAATAACAATGGACCAGTGCAAGATTTGGACGAAGGACGCCTTGAGCGTTATGCATCGATTGGGACTGATTACAGTTTGTATTTCTTTCTCAACTGTCCAACTCTGGTCTATTACCCTATTAGTGCAATTGTGCCGCTCTAGGTGGATAGTGACCCCACCATTTTATATGGAGTCTTTGACTCTCGCAATCAGGAGCGATAACCTGACGCAGGAAAAATCTGCCTAAAAAAGATAAATACCTTTCGGACGTGCCCGGAGGGGCGTATCATCATTTCGATACGCCGGCAACAAGAGATAATCTCACACTTATGGTTAAGTGAAGGATGTAGGCTCTCTTGTAGAGCTGAACCTAGCACTTGACGATTAGTTTGAGATCTTGTTACCACCAAGTAGCATA